AGTAGCAAGCTTAAGCTCAGCAATTGTGAACGAGTCACCCGCTGGAGTGCCAGTATGCTGGAAACCGAATGGGTGCAAGATTTGAGTCTTACGAGTCCATAGGGTAGAGATACCGCCACCGTTACCGCCTGCTTCTGAGCGTTGTAATTCAACTGGGTATTCAGGAGAGCCTTCGCCATAGCCGAATGCACCAGCGCCAAATAATACAGTAGTATATTTGAAGCCATCAGTTGAGCCAGCTGTTACAGTCATGCCATCATCAACAACTACACGTTTGCCCATGTAAGTTGGGATAGTCATTTGACCTTGTGAATCAGGGATGAAGTCGATGTCATCAGCATCAACCATTTGCTTATACACTTGAGAGTGGACAGCAATTGCACCGGTATTAGTGAACGCATCACCCAAAGTGAACGCAGCAGCGGTGAAGTTAGAGCGGCTGAATTTAGTCGCAGCAGACTGGCCTGCAATAGACTCAGAAGCTACATCAACAACCATGTCGCCGCCATCGTTTGCGATGTTGTCAGCTAGTACACCGTCACAAGCCGCAATCAAACGACGCTGCCACTGGCGAGTCCAGTAGGTATCAACACGGTTGCGAATGTGCTGCATGGCGTTCTCGCCCATGGCCAACTCAGTTGCTAAATCAGAGGCTGATAAGCCTTTGTTTAGCATCGCCTTACGGCTGATTTGTTCGCCTTGCTCGATTTTCTGCGCTGCTGCCAATACTGCTGGGTCATCGCTTGAAATGTTTGCATCGATAGACGCGTCGATATCAGTCCAGAATGGTAGCTCGGCTTTCTTACCTTCTGCATTAGCTAGGTTATCAAGTAAAGGAGTACGAACGGCTACGCCCGACTCATAGAATGCTGTTTTCTCTGGAGAGTTTACAGCGGGTAAATCTTGAAAGACTGTTACGTCAATAACGTCTGATAATTGTACTGTTGCCATTAGTGGCTCCTTAGTTTAGGTGTGAAGCGGTGCTTCGTAGTTTTTCATATGCAGCCGGATCAGTGCGTTTAAGCGCGACCAGCTCATTGCTTGTGTAATCACTAAATTTACGTGTGGAAGCACCCGCTCCATTGTTCCCCTGCGAACCTCCGCCTGTGGAACCGTCACCTGGTAAGTAGGCATCGTAACGCCCGCTTTCTTTGATGACTTTTATAACATCGTCGACACTTGAAACACCCTCGCCTCGTACGGTGGCAGCGTGTGCGTCCATGTCATATCCGAATTCATAGCGTGCTTTAATGAGCACTTCTAAATCTTCTTTTTTCTGGCCAGTCGCACCTAATGTGTCAGTAACCTTGTTTATCATGTTGGTTACTTTCTCGGCTTGAATGGTACTTTTAAATTCATTCAGCTTTGCAGTAGCTTCTTGCTCGCGCTGCTCAGAAATGCGTTTAAGCGCTTCTGTGTCGCCTTGCGCTTTTGCTGCTGCTTCTTCTGCTGCTAGCTTTTGTTCGTTTGCTTCACGCGCCTTTTCGATCTCGGCGGTTTTCTCTGCTTTTAAGTTGGCATTGGTTGTTTTAAGTCCAGCAACTTCGGTATCTAATTCTTTTTGCGTGTAAACGGTTAATTGTTTACCTTCGTGTTCAATTTGTAATGGCATTTTATCCCCTGATAAATAATGCTTGACATGGCACCTGCCATGTCTTATGCGCTAATAATAACATAGCTATTCTAGCGGTGCAGAAGCCTCGCTAGGCTCGTCAGGTAGTGCAACCTCGCTGGCAATATCAAGATCAATATCTTCATCTGTGCGGCCCTCTTCGATTGCAATACGACCTTGGCGCAACATGTAACGAGTGTCGCGCTTGGCAATAACGCCAGCGGCTTGCATACTTGTTACTGCATTGATTACGTTTGCATCAAGTGAGTCATCAAAGAAGTCTTTGTTTAGCTCAAATACCACTTCGCCAGTTTCACCCATGAACGCGGCCAGCTCTTTTAAGCATAAGCGCATGGCCTCTGAGATATTATCAACCATCGTTTCAAGCATACTGTTTTGAGCGCTGGCATTAATACGCGTAGCCTCAGCTGTTTCAGCTTGGCCGCTTTTCTGGATGATTTTGCCACCCGCTCCGATAATGGTCTGCTTTAGGTAGTCAAGCTCATTACTAATGCCAGTGATCGGCGGTACTGACACAGACGAGAATGAACCGCCCTCGCCTAGATTTGTCACTGTACGAGCGCCAACCTTGAAGCCTTGGGGATTGCCTGCTACCCATTCCTCAGGTGTGTATTTAGTCGATACACCAACGGTAATTTGCCCCTGCTGGTGAAGGTTCTCACGGTGATCCGCTGTTGTTTGGTAGTAAGCAAGATCAAGCGTGGCAATCTCATACATCAAAGGCATGTCGCAATCAGGCTGGTTGTTCTCTGCGCCTGCAAAATAGAAGGGAATGTGATCCATCGGCTTACCGCCTTGACGCACTACTAGCTCTTCTCCTTGGATGCCATTCGTATCATAAAGTTGCTGGGTATACTTGCCATCACGCAAGCGTAGTACTCGATATTGGTCTTCAAACGTATGAGCGAACTCGTCTAAGTCGTTGTCTTCTACTTGCTCTTTAAGCACAACCATAGTCAGCATATTGCGACCGTTTATAACCTCTTCACGCCAGTTAATGATCGACTCTGCCGTGTAAGCTTTCATGTATGGGCGATAGCCACCCAAGCGCTGCTGTTCTTTGCTAATGCCATCGGGTGCTGGCGGGTAGTCTGCAAGATAGCCAATGCGGCCTTTGATGCCTACCTCGGTTACTGAATACTTAGCCATTTGATCAATTGAGCGCTCGGAGCCGTCTATGTTCTCGGCTAACTCTTCAACCCGTGGTGGCAATTCAACCTCGCCAGGCTTGCGCATAACCATGCCAACAATTGAAGCTAGGGCTTGCTTAGTGGCGCCAAGGAAGTAGGCGCGCTGTAGGTATAAAGCATAGCGTTCTGTATCAGTCGAGAACTCAGCGGGTAGGTAGAATGCACCACCCGCTTTAATACGTGGCTCGCCCTCTGCGCAATCGCCGGTGCGCTTCCAGATTGGCACGAAATCATTATAGTTCGGATGTGTAGTGGAAACGCTCATTGGTTGGCCCTATAGATAATTGGGTTAATTGTAACATACCAAAATAAATGTAAATTAATGCTTGCATAAATAACACAGTATTGTATTATTACTACATCGAAACGAAATACACAAAAGGGCAGCAAAATGACTAATTTCTCAGTAAAACAGCTTAAAAATGCAATGATCGAGCTTTTCCCTAAAAAAGATGCTGTCAGCTTTGCAGCTTACCAAGTTGCATTTGACCTTTTAGAGGAAAAAATAGGAGGTGATAAATTAGACCAGTTTCTAGACGCTTACGGAATGTAATCACATGAGCTGCTTATTTCAAAATTTAGCTGGAGGTATAAAGCATCCGGACAGTATGACAAGAGCTGATAGGTTAAAGATGATCAGTTCTTTTGAGAGTGATACAGATGCAATGAAATGGTGGCTTAAATACGCACCAAAGATCAGTAGAAAGGCATTTAATAAAGCAAGAGGATATTAATAACATGAATCAACAAGGAAAAAGAGAGCTCTATCAACTAGAACAATCACTAATCCAAATGCAATTAAAAAAAACATATATAAACCAAGATATAGATTATGTAGTAAGAAAAATAGTAGCCCTAAAAACTCAGAGTGAGATTAATACCAAATGACCCTATCCCAACACATCACCCAAAACCACGCGGGCAACGTTTCAGAGTTTGCCCGCTCGATCGGAGTCAGTCGCACCCAAGTGTGCCGCTGGCTTGAATATGGCTGCGAGTGGCATGATGGGCGGGTATTGCGTCCGTTGTTTAATTCGCCCAACTAAACGCAATCGGGGCGACTTTGCGCGCTTTCATAAGCGGCTGTAAGGCATAACGCAACGCATCAATGTAGTGGTTCCAGTCATCGACAGGCACGGGCAGTATATCGCCTGATAGCCTGTCAACCTTGTAGCTGTAATTGCTAAACTCTTCTGCCACCTTCTCACAGCGCGGGTGAATCACAACACACTCGAAGCTCTTGATGAACTCAATACCGTCCTCTACACTGCCTTTGCCTTTCTCGACACCAGTTATGCGAGGCAATCCCTTTCGCTTCAGGTAGCTAATAGATTCAGGTCGTGCACAGTCTGCACGAGATACATGGCGTTCAATCTCTGGAATGCGGTCTTTTATGTAATCAGCCGTATCGTCTAGCTCCAAGCCAACTTTGCCAGCTTCATAATCAATATAAAGGCGATTATCCGCTACATAACAACGCACAGCGGCGGTCGGGTCTTGTGCAAAGCCAAAGTCAACTCCAAAGTAAGGCCCATCCCATGTGGACTGCGCCTCGAATGATTGGATTTTGTATTTCTTGCTGAATATCTGAGCAGCACCGTGTTTAAGGTATGCACCTTCCCAAACGTGACGGTAAACAGCATCTTCCATAATGGCTTGCTGGTCTAGTCGCATTTCTTCTAGCTCATCAGGGAACCAAGGATTGTCGTTGTAGTTCATTGCCACTATTTTCGAGCGGCTTGGCTCGTTCTTCTTGAACCTCGTGTCGGTAGGGCTGCCATCCTTCTTGGGGTTCCATACAATCCATATCTCAGACTTAGGTGCACGAATAGTTGGCAACAAGTCAAGCCATGCGCTTTCTGGTACGTCTTCAGCTTCTTCAACGATACATAGATCAATCTGAGCAGTGGATTTAATAGCCCCCATAGAATGACGAAGGCCACGGAATAAAAACTCAGTGCCATTATGGCCGCGTATGTAATCAATACCCACATCGTAACAACTAGCAAGCCATGGATCGGAAGCAATAGCGTTCTTTAATTCAGCGTGGAATGATTCTTTGATAGAGTTTTGCAGCTCACGAGTACATAGAATACGCAAGCACTCGACGGCTCCCCATATAGCAGCCATCTTTGCAAACGTGTAGGACTTACCCGAACCACGTCCGCCATATGCGCCACGGTAACGCAATTCGCCCCTAGGCGGGGCAAATACGGGGATTAGTTTAGGTGGTATTTCTACGCGCTTAATCGTCACTTGATTCTGTAGACTCGACAGGTGCAACTATCTGGATGACGCTTGGTGCCATACTGCCATCAGAGCTAGTATGGTCAATAATCTGCTTATCAAGTCCGCACAGCTTAGCCTTCCCCATTGTCGCTGAGATGGCCGCAGAGCTTTGTGGTGTCTCACAGGTCAATGCGATTGTGCGCGCCTCCTCTAGCTCTTGCAGGAGGCTGTCAACGGTGACATTGTGTCTTTCTTGTGCCAATTCTCTTAACTCCTGAACCCTTACGGCAACATTACGATCCTTTAGAAGCTCGCAAGCCCTTACATTAACGCTTTTATAGTCCGCCTTCGTCTCGTATGCTTGACGGTATGCCTCAGACTGATTGCCTAACTCGATAAATAACTTACAGAAATTCTCTTGCTTTTGGGTTAGCTTTTTAGTCATGTATAAATAACCCCAAAAAATGTACATATCCCAGTACTAATGTATAAATAGTACCAGAATATGTACAGGTGCGCACTAGGCGCGGTAACTGCCATCAATACAACTAATCAGCGAACACTTGCCGTTAGCATATCCAATAACGCCCGTTTGCATCCAGCTAGACGGACTGCCTACCGCATACTCTAACCCATAAATGCAACTAATACCAACACGCCATGCGCCCTTCTCTTTGCCAGGTGAATGGCTGTGTCCAGTCACACTACGCGAACCGATAGCATCAAAGCCCTTGAGTGAACCCCGAGCGCCATTGCTGCCTTTGTCCCCATGCATTGACAACACGTAATCCTTGACGCTTACCGTGTCGCTGCGCTTGAGGAATATAGCTTTTTTAGCCAGCCCTGATTTGTTAGCCCAATACTCCAACGGGTCAAAGCTGCCACCGTGCTTGATGATCTTGACTATCTCTAGCGCGGTCTCAAGATAGAACTCAGCATTAGCCGGATCTTTGCGCCAATCGGTTTCTTTGAGCCATCGGTCTAAGTGCTCATCATGGTTTGACTTCGTGATATAGTTTTTATCAGCAAGCAAGCAATCATCAAGTTTCTGCAATGTGTCAATTAATTCGTTTTGACCATCGTTTTCACCCTTAAAGTGCTTTTTCACGCCTAAAAACGGGTCGTGCCTGTGATGGTGTGAGCCAAAATAACCATCGAACACATCATGAAACACTTGCGCCTTTGGTTTAATTAGGTTGAACAGGCTGTTTTTGCCCGTCCACCATGCTGCTTTTACCTGCTCATCAAGATACTTACCGTGAAAGTCACCGGAAACAAAGAATTCAGCACGCTGCTTAGATTTGATTGTCTTGCCGTCATAGCGTTTGTCTAGGTCATAGATAACCCCGTGCCCGTTAGCAATAAGCTGGCGGATATGGAACTTACTTCCATCCAGTTCAACCAGTGTTGCGCCCAGCTCATGGTGAAACTCGCCCTTCTTGCCAGCGGTTGTGTCGCTGTAGTTCATCTTAGTGATTGCGCCGGTAGTCGTCACAATCTTAGCTAGCTTGCTTTGAGGCGTTGCCACTGTCTCGAATGCAATCTGCGGATGCCCTAGAATATAGGACTTATGTCCGCTAATCGTTTTCATGCCCTGCAATGGATTAGCCGCGGTAGGTGTTAGTCTCACGTCACCGCCAACGACTAAGTTACGGTTAAGCTCAAGCTCATGGCCTAGCAGGTGTGGCGTTAGCTCTTTATCCCACCAATCTTGGTCTTCTTGCGCCTTAGTCCATACGCTAGTGGCATTACGGTAACGCCCTGGTATGACCAATAACTGAGCCTTATTGTGCTTGCAATACTGCTTAAGCGTACGCAGCGTGCTTGCGTGTGGGGCTGTTGCGTTCTGCGCCCATGTGATTACGAAGCGGTCGCTGGTTTTCTCGACTACGGGGAATTGATAGCCGTCAAGTGGGTTTTTAGTGGTCTTTGAGCAGTCGCCACATATCCAGCGTGGCGGGTTTGCTGAATGCGTCTTTAGATTCTCGCTTTTGCAGTTTGGGCATATCATCACTCACCCCCTTGGCTAGCAGACTCACCCATAAGGCCAGCATACGCCGCTAAGTCTTCATAATTGTCCGCTCTAAAATCGCCTTGACTTGTACGAACCAGTTTCAATAAACACATAAATGCCCAGCCTTGCTCTTCTGTGATCTTTTGCCCATACATAGCGTTAAACATAGCAACAGTTTTACCCATGCTGCGCTCACCTTTCGCTGAGTCGTATGTAGTCGCACGGTCTTTCATGTGCCCTAGTGCTTTTTCCAGGAATTCGTGTGCTTGTTGTTGGCTTGTTGTTGGCTTGGCTTGCTGCTGCTGATTGAATGCTGTCCAGTCTATGAATTGAGCAATTGCTTTATCACCAATAGCTTTCCAATTCCATCCTTCTGGATCATTGTCTCGATGCCTTACATTATTTTTCAACATTATTTCAACATCATTCCCATCAGGCACAGGACACTCTCCCGTCATTGGGTTTGGTAGCCATTCTGGTTCTGCTGCCACGAAGAAGCCTTGCTTTACATAATAATTAACATCATCTATTTTTAGCAGTCTGCCTATTAATTCAACCTCATAGAATTCACCTACTTTTAAGCTTTTCCAATCTGGTTGTTTTTTAATACACTTGTATTTCATTTGCTCTCTCCTTTTAAATTAGGCCCTACGATAATAGCGCCATTTCTTAGCTCTTTACGTCGCTTACTGTCAAGCTTGCGCTTGTTTAGCGTGCCGTCTTTGTTGAACATGGATGCTGGTGTTCCTGCAATAGTTGTAATTTTATATCGCAGCTGAAATTCCGCAGTAGCAAGCAATGCACCAGATGGAAATGAACAGCCAAACTTTTGGTTTATATTTGAGCAGTATTCAAAATAATCATTGTTAGCCTTAATTATGGCCATGGCCTTTCCGTTAAGCTCCATACTATCCACCTCGCATCATATTAAATATAGCCGCATTAGCAACCATTGAGGCAATTACTTCATTGGCCATTATCTTGCAAAAATCGAAGTGGTCGCCGATAGCGTCATAATCATCAACCTCAACCGTGTAAATATAATCAGGTATCCAGCTACTAAACTTCATCAGAACACTCCCACAACTGACAAGCCCAAGCCTTTGGTTTCTTCTAATCCATAATGTTCACTATATTTCTCATAGTATTCATCGTAAGATAGTTTCAACGCAACACTAGGATTAAGCTTGTACTGCACAGCTACCGCATAACCTGTACCTGTGTCCGGCTTGCCATGTTCTTTATATTCGGAATAATTGACACCATACTGAAAGCTAATATTTTGACTCAAGCGCACACGACGGTGAACGTTAAATGTGAAGAAATGAGTCATTCGTGAACTGTAAGTGTGCCCATCACTTGCCTTAGTTGATTCGCCAGCCATTAGTCGCAAACCCACATCATTAGTGACGTACTTGGTATAGCCAACTTGGTAAAGCGTGACAGGGAAACTGTGATTATCGCCCCATGTGTAAGTCATATCCGTTACTCTGAATTCAACTTCGTCACCGAAAGCATCATAAGTAAACGCGCCGAATACGACCGCCACCCAGATGATTAACATTGTTGTTGTTAGTTTCATTTGTGCTCTCCTGTTTGTTTGTAGTTATTGCACTGGGCGAAAGTCACTGTAAATAAAGCTATCACTTGCTGGTACTTTATAATCACCCAAAACAAAAGACAATATAGACATTTCAATGCTTCTTAAACTTTTGATTGAATCTATTGCTCGCCTTTCTGTTTTAGATATCTCATCAAGTATCCGCTCCTTGCTAGAAATTGCCGTTGCGATTGGCGTATCATGGTTAAGCAATGCCAATGCTGATGGGTTTAGTTCGCCTATCTTATCCAATTCTAACTTAAAGTAGTCAAGCTTCTTTTTGTAGTTGTTTATCTCAAGCTGTGAATACTCAACAGTTGTAATCTCTGACTTAACAGCAAAGCTTAAACCCGTTAGGCATACTGAAAGCCATATTATATTTACTATTGAAAGTGTCTTTGCATAACTCTTATTGTAAGATTCGCTAATAACTAAGCAAGCGAATAAGTTTACAACGCAAGCAAGCAACGCATATATAAGAATAAAATCTAAAGCCATTTTCTCTCTCCTTTTGTTAGTTGAAA